CGGTTGTCCGAAGGTTGCCATATCGATGTGGTGCTACGGTATCCTCCCATGCCATAATTGTCACGAGAGGAAGACCTGGCCACGATGTCGGTTCTCCCATCATAGCGCCTCTCTTCGTGTGTAACCCAGACTCTCTAGACTCACTTGAAACATGTCGGTAATAACCGATAAGTTTCTGTGTATCTACGAATTCAGGTAAATCACTGAAGATAGGATCTGGTGGGTCGTCAAACTCAACGGGCTTAAGGAGGAATTCCTCCGAAAACCCTGCAGACTTGAACACACCCATCATATTGTCGCTAAGCTGGTGTATTTTAAAGAAGTTCCTACCAACTCGCTTGATAACATTATCGAGATGAGAAGGCTCTCTTTCCAATACAAGTGCTCTAGGCCCAAAAATGAAAGGCACCAATCTCCGAATTCTTTTAAAGAAGTCGGCTTTAGGGGTTTCTTCAATTAATCGATCGATTAAGCGGTAATAAATCTTCCGAGATAACTCGAAAGGATGATTATCAGTAGCTGTAGTCGCATCGACGGACCTAAACTTTCCCGTCTTTCCGATGGGGTTCCTTAAAGGGTTCCCTGGTCGTATAGATGGAGAAATCCTCTCATCATTCATAAGGCATTGATCCATATAGGACCTGAGCACATGCTGAAGGATGAGGATTGGGGCAATGGAAGCAGTAGGGAAACGAGTCTTAAGACCTTTTTCATCCGCGGCTATTATTAGACACGGGGGAACAATATCTTGTTGATACATATCCCAAACTGTAACATAAGCACCCAATATCAGGTATCTCCACCGTTGGTATAGCTGGGCAAAATCGTCATCAGACGACCTGTCCTCGACCACCAAGGGAAGGAGTTCCTGAGCCCTAGTTAAGTTTTTCCGGGCGTATTGCTTTCCGACTGCAACATAAATGCTACAGGCTTTAGGCAATCCACCTTCCGTCCGAGTAAACTCAAAGCAGGCACTAGTACCTATCTTAAAAGGTAGATGCTTGATCTGTTTTGGGTAACAACGACTGAACCACTTATCCAGGGCCACATCGGTAGACTCAGGCAGCGTAATGCCTACTGTACACATATTAGTGCAGTAAGCTGATAAACTGTAAGTCTTATACCGAGTGGGGTCCGCAGGTAGTGCTCTCACCAGATAGGAGAATTGTAACCATTGTTTAACGGTTAATTCTTCTAATTGCGGGAAAAGTTTAAACTTTTCCTGCGTCTGATTGAAAGCCCTCCTACGGGCTAAGGTTGCGTCCGCCTTTAACAATTCTGCAAAAAACAATGGGCTTGAAAGAAGGAATGAGAAAATCTCACTCTTTTCATCTCGCGACATTGCTATTTTACACAAATCAAAGGAGAGACGTAATGCATCCCAAACGTCAGAAGAAAAACAGTACCAATCAATACTTTCAGACAATTTGG